TCCGCCTCCGCCACAGATGCGCCCGCCTCAAATGCCTCCGCCACAGGTGCCCATGGCCATGAATCGTGGCGGCATCCTGTCTCTGAGGCGTATGTAGATGGCCCGCAACCCCCTTCCTCGCAGTAACTTCGGCACGGCCTCTCTTGTAGACCGCCGAAATTCTTTGCCCGAAGTGGAACTGGAGGAGGGCCTTTCGGCTGACGTGGATATTCAGGACGAGTCTATAATCCAAGCGCCGGGCATGGACATAGAGTTGGAAGAGGACGGGGGCGTCGTCATAAACTTTGACCCTTCCGACCTTCCTTCCGTCTCGTCGGACTTTTATTCCAATATTGCAGAAGACCTAAGTGACCGGGCCGCTTCTCGGATCTCGTCTGATCTTATTGAGCAGTATGAGTCCAACAAGCTGGGCCGCAAGGACTGGGAAGAGGCGTACACCACGGGTCTGGAGCTTCTTGGTTTCCGTTACGAGGACCGGGCCCAGCCCTTCCGGGGAGCCACGGGTGTGACGCATCCACTGCTCGCAGAGGCTGTGACGCAGTTCCAGGCACAGGCTTTTTCAGAACTCCTGCCTTCGGGAGGCCCTGTCCGTACCCAGGTCCTGGGCAAGCCGACCCCGGAAGTTGAGGAGCAGTCCGAGCGCGTTCGAGAGTACATGAATTATCAAATCACGTGTGTGATGAAAGAGTACACGCCTGAGTTTGACCAGATGTTGTTCTACCTTCCGCTGTCCGGTTCGACCTTTAAGAAGGTGTACTACGACGAGTTTTTAGACAGGGCCGTGAGCCGGTTTATTCCTGCCGAGCAGTTAATCGTCCCGTATACTGCAACCGACTTGGATACCGCGGAGAACGTCACCCACGTTCTTCAGATAACCGAAAATGAGCTTCGGAAGAAGCAACTTGCGGGCTTTTACAGTGACATTAAGGTGACGGCATCGCAGTCTGATCCTGGCAGTGTCAAGGATGAGATGGACGAGATATCCGGCATTGAACCGACGTATCTCGACACCGACGTAACCCTTCTAGAGTGCCACGTAAATTTGGACATAGAGGGCTTCGAGGATGTGGACGAGGACAACGAGCCGACAGGCATCAAGCTCCCGTACATCGTCACGGTTTCTGAAGAAAGCGGAAAGCTACTGAGCGTCCGCCGCAACTACGACGAAGACGACCCGACCCACAAGAAGAAGCAGTACTTCGTACACTTTAAATTCCTTCCGGGCTTTGGGTTCTACGGCCTTGGTTTAATACACATGATAGGGGGCCTGAGCCGCACGGCTACCGCAGCCCTACGACAGTTGATAGATGCAGGGACCCTGGCCAATCTTCCTGCGGGCTTCAAGGCTCGCGGCCTTCGCATACGAAACGACGACGAACCGCTTTCACCGGGCGAGTTTCGTGACGTAGATGCGCCAGGGGGCGCTATACGTGATTCCTTAATGCTGCTTCCGTACAAGGGTGCAGATCAGACTTTGTTTCAGTTGATGGGTTTCTGCGTAGAGGCGGGCCGACGCTTCGCGGCGGTATCCAACCTTCAGGTGGGCGACGGCAATCAGCAGGCTGCGGTCGGGACGACCATTGCAATGCTGGAGCAGGGCGCGAAAGTGATGTCCGCCATACACAAGCGGCTGCACTATGCCCAGAAGGATGAATTCCAGCTTTTAGCGTCGGTGTTCAGTCAGTACCTTCCTCCGGAATATCCATACAACGTCGTTGGTGGAGAGCGGTCCATCAAGGCAGAAGACTTCGACGACAGGGTAGACGTTATCCCGGTGTCGGATCCCAATATTTTCTCCATGGCGCAGCGCGTTACGTTGGCGCAGACCGAACTGCAATTAGCACAGGCGGCTCCCGATCTGCATAATCTGCACGAGGCGTTCCGCCGGATGTACCGGGCGCTAGGTGTCAAGGACGTGGATGCCATTCTAAAGCCCGTGGACCAGGGGGAGCCAAAGCCAAAAGATCCGGCAACGGAGAACTCGGACGCCCTGGACAGTCGTCCATTACTCGCGTTCCAAAAGCAAAACCACGCGGCTCATATAATGTCCCACCTTTCCTTCGGAACTTCCGGAACGGTGGCTCAGATGCCTGCTATCGCGGTGGCTTTGCAGAAGCATGTACTGGAGCACGTCTCTCTGAATGCCAAGGAACAGGTCATGGCTCAAATGGTCCAGCAACTTCAGGGCCGGGCTCCTTCGGAAGAAGACTCGATTCAAATCGAGTCCATGGTCGCGGAGGCTGTCTCTCAGGGGATGCAAGAGCTTAAACAGATCAGTGCCCAGCTAGCCGGGGGAAACCAGCCAGATCCTTTGATTGCTTTGAAGGAGAAGGACCTACAGCTTCAGGCACAACGCGATGCTGCGGACGCTCAAATAGACCAGTCTCGTTTGGCTTTGGACCAACAGAAAGCCGAGACAAATGCGCGGTTGGGGGCCGAACGGATACAGTCCAGTGAAGAGATTGTCCAAGCCCGTATACAGGCTGCCCGTGAGCGCGAGTTAATGAAACAACAGAACTAGGAGATTGTGATGGCTGCTTCAGTAGGCGTAGTACGCAAGGGTATTGTCGTGAAGGACCAGGGGTACGTTCCTTATAGTGATGCCGCGACGGAGAAGACGCCGAGTACAGAAAAAGGGACCAGCGTTTCTGGGACCAGCACTGGTATGGGCGCTGCGACTCGTGGTGGAAAATATACGAGTTGTTAAAAAGACTCCTGATTTAGTCAAATGTTTGACACGCTTGTCTCGGGGCATGGTCAATGACCATGCGCCCGGCTGACATGGACAATCTTGCGGCGGGTGGCGGGGCCGTCGCAGTAGTACTGAACTTCACGTTGTCGGGGCAGTTAAATATTGTCATCGGCCTCGGCGTGGGCGTTTTGTCCATTGTCGTGCTGCTGCAAAGATACCTCATAAATAAGCGCACTCTTCGAGACAAAGACCAGGACTAGTGTGGTCGAATAAAGGGGAACCCAATGTTTACAAAGATTGCGCCACACCCTAGAAGCTGATGCGATGCGCTCTCCTCATTGTGGTTTTTGTACTATGTTCTACATTGGTACGGGCGGAGCAAAAATCCATGGTGTGTGAGCCTCGTCTAAAGGCATTAAAGATCCTCACGGAAAAATATGGCGAAACCCTTGTGGCTTATGGGTTGAATTTTCAGGGCAAGCTTATTGAGATTTATCGGAACCCGGAGACAAAAACCTGGACTATCCTAGTTTCGATTTCAAAAGAAAGAAGCTGCTTGATGGACGTTGGTAAATACCTGGAAGTACCCAGAACAGATGGTAAGAAATGTGCGCGAGCGGTTGATGGAACATGAGTCCGACGGCGGTGGGAAAATTTATCGAAACGGTAGGCGTCCCCGTGGCCATGGCGGTTGCGTGCGGGTTCGTGGTCTGGTGGCTATTGAAGTGGCTGACAGGTTCCCTGGGGACTCAAATTGGAGAAATCAAACAGGAAATTAAGGATGAAACGGATACTGTACAAGTTGAAATCCGGCAGCTGCACGGTATTATAATTAGTCTTATTGACCGAATACGTGTGCTAGAGAGAAACACCCTTTTAGCTCATACAACGATGCTGGGGCAACTTGGATGCAAGGAACTTCCGGTGTGGTATGAGACGCGCAAGGAAAAGATCGCTGAGTTGCAAGAGCAGATCAAGGATATCGGGCGCAACGGCGAAGCTAGTTAAAGGAAGTGAAATGGACCAGAAAAAACTACAAAAAGACAGCGCACATAACGAGCTAGACATCGATGGAGACGGCATCGTCAGCGATGCAGAACTGGCAGCTTCCGAGGCCCTGTCTCAACACGAAAAGATGGACGCGCAGCGTCAGATGGCTTGGGTCGCAATGGGGTCGATGATTGTGTTTACCCTGGCCGTCTTTCTCCCCGTTTTCCCGGACGCCCGGATCAAGGCGTTGTCTGATTTATTTGGATTGTTTTATATCGGTCAGGCCGGAGTCGTCGGAGCCTACATGGGCATGTCGGCATGGATGACTAAGGGCAAATGAGTATGTTCAAGGCAGTTATTTTGGTGGCGCTTGTGGCAGTGGCGCTTGTTGCTATCGCCATGACCGTGGATTATATGCGTTGCGTTCCTCCGTGTGTTTAGATGAAAGACGGTCTGACCGCGCACGAAAAAGCGACTATGACGTGGCGATGGACGGCGTTGTCGATTTACTTGCTTATCTGCTTTTACGATTTTATGTTCGTTCCCATTTGGTATGGAATCAATAGGCCAGACATAAGTCTCTTCATGGAGATTATTAACAGCACCGAAGAACCCATGGTGCAAATGGAGTTGATGAAGAAATTAACTGGGCAACACAGCCCGTTCACGCTCATGGGCGGAGGGTTGTTTCACCTAGCATTTGGGGCCATCCTAACCGGCTCCGCCCTCGCTAAAAGATAAGGACAAGAACTATGAAAAATATTCTATGTTGGATCGCTAATCGTATGAAAGAGCCGTCGTCCTATGCGGCGGCGGGTTGTGCTGTCGTCGGCCTCGGCGTCTTGATAGACCAACCCGGAGTCATACTGGCCGGTGCCCTGGGCGGTGCCCTGGGCTGTTTATTGAAGGAGCGCGGCGACATCTGACCGTGTTTCTGGCCATAAAACTCGCTATTTTTATGGCGCTCCTGGCAGGTGCGGGCGGCGCATTTCTTTATGTGCGTAACTTGCAGGCCACTGTCGCGGTGCTGGAGGCGAATAACGTCAAGCTGGAGGGTGCTGTTGATGAGCAGAAACAGGTCCTCGAACAGCAGGCACAGGACACTCAGTCGATTGTCTCCGCGCACCAGGATCTGGTGTCGTTGAATGCCGAACTGAGCGCCTCTATTAACGATCTGCGGGATAAGTTCCACAAGGTCAATGCGACTGGCAAGAAACGGGACATTGGAAGCCTCGCAGAACAAAAGCCTGCCCTCATGGCAAAAGTCATAAATCGGGGGACAAAAAATGCTATGCGTTGCATGGAGATCGCTATGGGATCGTCGCTGACGGAGAAAGAAAAAAATGCGACCAAGAAATCCCAGATTAATCCTGAGTGTTCCGATATTGCTAACCCTAGCTATGTTCGCTACTAGCGGCTGTAGTTCGGTCAAGAAGTTAGAAGTATTTAGTAAACCGGTTGAGCGCACTCCGCTGAGATTAGCAGACCCGCTGCCACCGAAGATGGCGGGCATGAAGTGGGTTGTCGTAACTGAAGCTAATCAGCAGGCGGTGTTCGCTGATCTTGTAAAAAACAGGCAGGATGCGGCTCTATTCGGCCTGACCGATGGCGGTTATGAGAGTCTGTCTCTCAATCTTGCCCACATTCGTAAGTACATATCTAAGCTACGGGCGACCTTGAGACATTATCGCGAATACTACGAGCCGGAAAAACAGCCGGAAAACCGAAAATAAGAGGGAGGTGGCAACATGGATGCCGTACTGCTTGCGGAGCATCTTTTGCGGGCGATTCAGGAGCGTCGTGACCGAATATCCGAAATGCTGGTCTCTGGGACGGTAAAAGACTACGAAGAGTACAAACAACTGGTTGGCAACATTGAGTCTTTAGATTATATAGGACAGGAGTTGAGAGAAATCTTAGAAAAGGCGGATTGATGGCGCATAAATCTCAGACTTCAAAGTCGGACGAAGTTGTCTCCATAGGCAAGGCTTATGTTGACGTGGACAAACGAGTGTTGGACCCCAACAGGCTCGACCAGGACTCCTTGCAGCGGATGCCCACCCCCACAGGTTGGCGAATCCTGATCTTGCCGTACCAAGGCAAGGGAAAGACCGAAGGAGGGATCCTCCTTCCAGATTCTGTCGTAGAAAGAGAGTCCGTTGCCACGGTTTGTGGTTACGTTCTTAAAGTAGGGTCTCTTGCTTACGCGGATAAAACCAAGTTTCCGGATGGTGCATGGTGCAAGGAGCGTGATTGGGTTATCTTTGGGCGATACGCGGGTGCCCGCTTCCGGATTGACGGTGGGGAAGTTCGTATATTAAATGACGATGAAGTCATTGGCGTTGTACAGGATCCGGATGATATCCTGCATTTTTAACATGGAGCTAAGCCATGCCTGAACAAGACCAAGAGTTTGTTGTAGATATTCCAAATGAGGGTCCTTCCGTTTCTGTGACGGTGGACAAGGCCGTAGCGGAGGAGGTCGTCGAGTCTGAGGAGCATGAGGACTACAGCAAAAAGGTTAAACGTCGGATAGATCGGCTAACCAAGAAAGCCCGAGAAGCGGAAAGACAACAAGAGGCCGCAATTAATTATGCTCGGAATGTCCAAGCAGAAAACCAGGACCTGAAGGTTCGGGTTCGAGATTTAGATGCGGGGTACGTTAACGAGTACGGAGATCGGGTGGCGACCCAGTCCGGCTCCCTCGAAAGAGATTTGGAAACGGCAATAGCCACCAACGACACGGCGGCTCAAGTATCCTTGAACCGCCAGCTTTCTCAACTTGCCATTGAGGAAGAGCGTGTAAGAGCAGCAAAGCAGCAGATGGCGGGTCAGGCGCAAGCGGCACAAGCGGCGCAGCAGCAGGCGCAACAGCGGGCCCAGGCTCCGGCACCCCAAGCTCCGGCACCCCAGGTTCCTACTAGGGCCGACCCCAAGGCAGAGGACTGGGCATCAAAAAACACTTGGTTCGGAGAAGACGACGCCATGACCTTTGCGGCTTTTGGTATTCACAAGACTTTGATCGAAGAAGAAGGCTTTGACACAGAAAGTCCTGAGTACTACAGTGAAATAGATAAAAGGATTCGAGATGCCTTTCCTCATCGCTTCGGGGAGCAGGGGGTCTCGGTAAACGGGGGACGCCGACCACAACAGTCGGTCGCCTCTGCGACACGCACCGGCAGCACCGGGCGCAAAACAATCAGGTTATCCCCAAGCGAAGTCGCGATAGCAGAGAAACTCGGGGTCCCTCTAGATGAGTACGCAAAACATAAACGCTAGGAGAGTGTGTGATGGCTGAAGAACCTATTGAACGCGCTTCTCGCGCTGCCCGGACAAGAGCGGCGAAGCCGCAACGGAAACCATGGGCACCCCCGTCCTTACTGGACGCACCTCCCGCACCTGAAGGTTACAAACATAGGTGGATCCGCGCTGAAGTTAGGGGTTTTGACGACCGAAAGAACATCTCTGCTCGAATGAGAGAAGGGTGGGAATTGGTTCGTCAGGAGGAATACCCTGATTTCGAGGCTCCTACTATGGACAGTGGCCGATACGAAGGTGTCTTCGGTGTCGGAGGATTGTTGCTGGCTCGTATTCCAGTTGAGACCATTGAAGAACGCAGTGATTACTTCAATAAGA